ATGAGAGAGCTCCCTAATGTATCGGTAAGATTCTCATCCGATAGCGTGACTGGGCAATATGAGAAGGGTTTGCATGGTTCGGTAATCATCCCTGATTCTACTCATCTGCAAAATGGTATGACTCTATGCAAGGCCTATGAGCATGAGGGTAAATGTAACGGCTGCAGGGCATGTTATGACAAGGCCGTCTCAGTCATTGCTTACCCTGCTCATGGTAGAAGCATGGCCAAGGTCATCCGTATAGCACTGGCCGTCTAAGGGTTTATCCCTATTGTTTTAAATGTAATCGAGGCTTAAATTGTAATTGTAGTTTAACTTATGGAGAATTTTAAAATGCTAAGCTTAAATGATATTGAAGTAATCGAATGCGATGAAGAGACCACAATGGAGGAATACTATTTATCCCTTCAGCGGGCAATAAATAGCGGCATAGCGTGGAGCATGCAGGGCTCATATGGCAGGGCAATGAGTGAGGCCATCAGTGCAGGCCTATGCATGTTAGGTAAGAATAGAGCACGTGATTATTATGGTAATACTATCCCTTCACGTGATGACGTGCAGCAGGGCACGAAGGGCTCATATGATTTTGTAATGGAAGAGCGTGGCCAGGAATGGGCTGATCTAATGGAGAATGCATAAATGAATACTTATAAAATTGAATTGGTAATTGTCTCGGATACGCCTCCTGACTGGATCATCCCTGCTATTGAGGATCAATTAGAAGATGGGGAGAGCGTGGCCTATTTTGATTATAAAATAGAAAAGCATACAAAAATGACTGAGCGTGAATTATTAAACCTATGGAATACTTAACGGAGAATGTATCATGGAATTAAATCTTAAGATCAATTTAGACAATGCAGCCTATAGCGATGAGGGCATAGGATGGGAGATAGGCAAGGCCGTAGACTATATGGTGAGTGATATAGGCCTAGGCCTTACTAAGGGTAAGATCAAGGATAGCAACGGCAACACTACAGGCCACTGGGAGATTGTAGATCAAGAGGCCGAGCAGTTTGTTAAGGATCATTTTCAATTCATTAAGATAGGAGATTAAAGCATGACTACATTTAACTACGCAGGTCAAGCCTTAGACTATACTAAGATGATCAATAGGCATGGAAGCCCTTACGATAGGGGAGCAGCAGACTCATATTACAATCGTCCTATCAGGCCTCATTATTATCCTGAGGGCTCATATCATGGTGAGGAGGTGACGGAGCTCACTGATGAAGAGCTCGCTGATTACTTAAGAGGTTATGAAGACAACGAAAGACTAAACGATCACAAGGACTGGAGCTGATTATGAAGCATGATATTACTTTTGAGACTAGAGATAAACTATTGACGTGGTTAGATGAGAATTTTCCTGATGCTAAGAGTTTGCATTCTAATGCTGAAGGCATTACAGTATGCGAGACAGATGACTGTATTCTTGAGAGCAAGGGTAATCATCTCACCATTGTATTTAAAACAATTTAGGAGAGCAGCATGCCAAAATATGAGGTTCAAATAGCTAGGAATGAGACCACTGTATACACTATTGAAGTAACTGCACGAAGCGAAAAGGAAGCAGAAAAGAAAGCGTATACTAGGTTTGACAAGGGAGACTATGATGATGAAGATATAGTCTACGGTGAAGAAGAAGTGCATTCAATAGAGGAGGTTTAATTATGGGCATGAACGGACACGATAGATATTATGAACCTGATGACAATAGCTATCCTGATGACTGGGACTGGAAGGTCGAGCAGTATGCTATCGAGCTCATGGAAAAGGAATGTAATTACCAAGAGTTTTTTAATTGGGGTGAAGGCCTTAGTGAGTGTGGCTTTGATGAGTCTCTCTACCCTACGCCATCACATGCACCAGTAGAAGTGATTGAAAAGGTCTCAGAATACTGGCATAATATAGCTATGCAATTAGCAACGGAATACTATGAGGAGCATCCACACAATGACTAACATTCAAGAACAGATGTTTTCAGGCGAGCAAGAAGAGTATATGGTAGAGTGGGACTTTCACAATGCAGTGACGGACGCAGTCAATGGCTGTATGACCTATGGCACTGAATACTTTCTTACTGAAGTGAGACGAAGACTATTCGAGATTGAAACCATTATGATTAAACCACTGGAGATTGTAGAAGCATGACCGAAAACCTAGTAAAACAATTAAGAGCCTACGCAGAGAAGGACGAGTATGTAGTGACTCGCTCACTCCTGCTAAGGGCTGCAGATGCCCTGGAAGTAGAGCAAGACAATCGCCAGGCCTTGTGGAATAAGATGATCAACGACAGGCAAAACTTCTTAGACGCTGAGCGTTATCGATGGCTCAGGGATGGTGCGTGGGATGTCCCTCAAGATATTATTGCACCTGCTATCGTGCTCTGTGATGGCAAGATGACTACGCATGTATGGCTTACTGGAGACCATGTAGATCAGGCAGTAGACTCATGGATGACTAAAGACTTTAGGAATAAGATAAAAGAATGAAGACGATTACGATAGACCTAGACGCAGGGCTGTGGCTCAATAGCAAAGGGCAGGTTCAATTATTTATCGGTGATGATCCCAAGGCTTACGAGACCATTCCCTTAATTGATCTAGTGCGGATGGAGATTGACTCTCACAAGGTTCGCATGGAAGATCACCTAGACCATGATGATGTCAAGCATATAAACAAACTTAAAAAGGCTTTGCAGAATTGTTTATCACTTGTCAACACTGAACTTTACAATGCTAAGTAAATATTATGTCTATGATGAAGATGACGTGGCACTTAGATGGTTCTATACCAAGGCCGAGGCTCTATATTTTATGGGCACTAATCGCTGGACAATCAAGCTACACAAGACCCCTAAGATCGATTTACTCAAAGAGTTAGGAGAAGCTTTAATATGAAGTTCAATAACCTAGAATCATTATTGATTGTAATATTATGTATTACATCAGTGGTAGATACTATATTTAATGTATTAACTTATATCAGAGGATAATATGACTGACGCAGAATTGATAGCAGTATTAAATCGTGGAGGTATCTCTTCACAATTATATGAAGGTGAGATCGGTGAAACTAATATGCCGACATGGAGAAAGTTAGCTCAGTCCTTCAAAGATTATTATGACATGATTGAATATACTCCGTATAAAGAAGTTAAATATAATGATAAAAATGCCTGAAGATAATCGGGCAGACCATTATAGTCCTGATCAGATGGACTGTGAGTGGTTCCCCTGGGATTGTGACAACGTCTCAGGAGAAGCTCTAAAAGGCGATGATGATGAGGATGAGGGGTAGGTATCAACCCAGTCCTGATCTCTTCTCTAAGAGCCCTTATAATTCATTTAAATAGTATTCGGAGACCGCATGAGATGTTACTGTTGTAACAATTTATTAACTGACTATGAATCAACCATTAAGTCAGTAACCACTAACTCTTACCTTGACATGTGCCTTACCTGCCTTAAGACTGTAAAGGATGATATCCTCTATAAAGATAGAATAGATTTACTAAGTAGTTCTGATGTAGATGATCTTAATATCTATTTAGATGATTATAACTTTAATGATTATAACTAATATGATTATACTTTTAATTGTTATTGTTATATTAGTATTATGTTTTAAAGAATCTTTTACTACTAAGTAGTATTATACACGAGAAAATTAAATGAGTCAATTCCTAAAACACATTGCTTGCGAGAAGTGTGGAAGTTCAGATGCAAATGCTTTATTTGATGATGGTCATACCTACTGTTATGCTTGTCTAACCTATGTCGCTGGTGATGGTGAGACGCAGGCCAGCAGTAGTCCCAAGAAAGAATTAAACCTACGAGGTGATGTCAAGTCTATCCCTGATCGGGGTATCACTGCGTCTACCTGTCAATACTACGGAGTCACCTCGGATGAGACTACGCAGTCCTATCCGTATGCCAACAGCGAAGGGGCTATCATCGCTTCTAAAATTCGCTCTGTGGCTGACAAAACTTTTAACATCGCTGGTGACTGGAAAGGCTCTACCTTGTTTGGGCAAAACCTATTCCCTAAGGGAGGCAAGACTGTAACCATTCATGAAGGCGAGCTAGACGCACTAGCAGGCTTTCAGATGAGTGGGAGCAAGTATCCTAACGTATCCATCCGCAACGGTGCTCAGAGTGCCTTAAAGGACGTTAAACAGGCCTACGAATGGCTCTCTTCCTTTGATGAGATTTACATTAGCTTTGACTCTGATGAACCAGGGGTTAAAGCAGCCAGTGAAGTTGCTGAAGTGCTTGGCAACAAGTGTAAGATTGTTAAACACCTACAAGGATTTAAAGATGCCTGTGATTACCTCAAAGCTGGAAAGTCAGCCGAGTATGTTAAGCAGTGGTGGGCAGCCGAGTCATGGACTCCTGACGGTATTATTGCAGGATCGACACTCTGGGAAGAAGTCAACCGTCCAGTTGAAAAGTCTTCAGCCATGTATCCTTGGCCTGGGGTCAACGAGCTCACATACGGTATCAGACCTGCAGAGCTTATTACAGTCACTGCTGGATCGGGACTTGGTAAGTCTCAATTCCTTAGAGAAATCCTTTGGCACTTGATCAAGACTACGAAGGACAATATCGGCCTGATGTTTATGGAAGAGTCAGTGCGTAAGACTGCTCGTGGTATAATGTCGCTCCATTTAAATAAACCGTTACACTTACCTGACACTGACGTGACTGCTGAGGAGCTAAAGAATGCCTTTGATATTACCTTGGGTACTGACAGACTTTTCTTTTGGGATAATTTCGGGAGTACTGATATCAATAACGTTGTTAATCGGATTCGTTACTTCGCTAAGGCTACGGACTGCAAATACGTTTTTCTTGACCATATTTCTATGGTTGTTTCTGCTCAGTCTAATGGCGATGAGCGTAAGAGTATCGATGAGTTGATGACTAAGCTACGTATGCTTGTGCAAGAGACTGGCATTAGTTTGATTGCTGTCTCGCACCTTAAAAGGCCTGAGAGTAAAGGTCATGAAGAGGGAGCTGCAACGAGCCTGTCTCAGCTACGTGGTTCAGGAGCGATTGCACAGTTGTCCGATATCGTGATTGGCTTGGTGCGTAATGCTCAGGCTGAAGACCCTATCGAGCGTAACACTACTCGTGTTAGTATTTTGAAGAATCGATTCAGTGGGCTTACCAGTCCCCACTGTGCGAGTTTGCTGTATAACAAAGACACTGGTCGCATGTTAGAAATACAGGAGAACTTATGAACTACGAAGACGCAATTAAGTTGGCTGAAGAAATGAGTACGTTAGGCTATAAAAAGGCTGGAGATGTGCTACGCAGGCAAGCTGAAGAGATTCAACACCTGCAAGACCAGTTTGATAGAGCTATTGATTTCTTGGCAAAGTGTAATGGTTGGAGCAAAAACAAGTGAACAATGAACCAATAGCATGGATGATGGAAAACCCCCAAAATACAAGTGCATATTTGACCTTTGAAAAACCCACAAGAGAAATGAAAATTAGTCATCAAGCTATTCCACTCTACACCCATCCAACGGATGAATCCTTTGACAGAACCGCTAGTCATATGGCTGGTGAGTATGTTAGTTATCCAGCAAAAACACTAACAGATGAGGAAATAGCAAATATTTTTGCAGAG